CTAGGTCTTGGGCTAAACCTCGCTCAAGTAGTTGAGCCATATCTTCCCGTACCATTTCAAAGTGCGGAAACCGCTCTTTGTTGCTACTTACCCGACTGATTTCTGACATCAATCGAGCATTTTCCTCTTGCTCCCGAATCGCTGACAGTTGCTGAACTTGTTGCTGTGTAGCTTGAAGTTGTTGCATTAACTGCTGTTGATACGGGTCTACATACGCCTGTTCGGGCATTTGTAAGCTATCTGAATTTAATTGTATTCCATAATCTTCTGCAAGTCTATGGAACATTTTGACCTTCTGATCGTATGTTCCGTTAGCTAAAGTGTAGTGTGCGTTACCCAAAGATTGAATCCAAGCAACAGGGTGAATACCATGCTTTTGCAGTTCAGGGATAAATGGGCCAAGAGCATCAGTTAATTGTTTAGCATTGTCAGCTTCGGCTTTGTAGGCAGATACGCCCTTTTTGTACTCTGCTTCACGCTGATTGGCGTACTCAGCAAACTTGGCAAATTCAGCCTTATCTAGCGGCTTGCCTTCCTGCATCTTGTTCCAAACATCCACATATTCTTTTTTCCAAGTAGTAGGGCGTTTTACTTCTTCTTCATGAGTATCACTAGCTTCTGCAACCAGTTCAGGTTGTTCAACGGTATCGTCTTGGCTACTGGCTTCTTCTGTCTTACTTTTGAAGCGACCTTTTTCGTCACGGTTGTTGCTTTCTTCGCTACCTTCTTCGCTGGCGTTTTCAGCTTGGATTGGATCGTCATTTACTTCAATCTCCTTTTCGATGGGTGCTTCTAAAGTACCTTCTTCGGCTTGTTCTAATGCGGCTTCAAGCATTTCCCTGCGGTCTAATTGTTCTTCTGACATGGTTTGTCCTTATCTGTAATTAAGTTTGGAATACGCTATTTCCGCAATTTGACGCTTACGGGCTTCGTGTTCTGCACGGGTAAATTCATGTTTTTTCTGCTGGGTAGGCACATCATTACCCAGTTCAATACAGTTATTACGCTTTAGGTTCTCACGGTGCGAGGATCGGCTACTAACCCATTGACCGTCAGCCATAGATATATGACCTTCTATGTCAGGCATGACCATTGGGGCTTCTCTTGGTTGCATTTCTAGCTTTTGCCGCCATGCTTTGTCCGCTTCTTCACCTTCAAATGGCAGATTCCAATAAGCTAAGTACTTATCACGGTCATCATATTGCGTTGCATCATATTCTTCGTGGTCAACTTTGCAATGTGGGCATTTAACGGTGACTTTGACTAAAGCCATTACATTCTCCTTATGAGTTCAGGTAGTTGTTCGTATTCACTAGGTCTAAGTAGGCAAACGCTGTCATACCAACGGGCATTTTTCCAACGCCAGCATACAAATTCTTCTTTTGGTAGCAAAACTATGGTTTTTACGCCCAAAGCACCAGCAAGATGGGCTGTTCCCGTGTCTACGGTGACGATACCCTTCATGGCTTTCATGTGAGCCGCTGTTTGCACCCAATTTGTTTTCCATCCATCGTTAGGTAATGGGTGAAACAACCCGTCAGAGTTCGGATTTAGGCTGTAAGCATCTTCTCCGACCAATTCTTCCATGTGTTGATGGGCAATTGACTTGATGTAGTACAGGGTTTGCTTGGATGCTTCCCAATTTACCCCGATCTTGGGTGGAATATTGCTTGGTTGGGCGTGAAGATAGCCTTCAGAACCCACAATTTTCTTGCGATTGACGGGGAACATCGCTTTTACGATGGGATGTGACAGCGAAATATAGTACGGAAGCGACATTGACCCAATCCAGTAGTCAGATTCGCTTGCAACACCCTCTAATCCGTTGCTAAATACATCTACAGCGTGGATTTGACCCAGCAAATGATGCAATGTACCTTCTTGCAACACTACAACCTGCTTTGCACCCAATGCTTTTAGGGCTGGTAAGAACCTAGCAAACATGATGATGTCACCAAACCCTTGCTCCATCTGCACGGTGATGGATTTACCCATTAGGGGTTCACCTCTCCATACAGGCATCTTTAAAGCAGGGGCGTAGGGCTGGGCTTGTTTGGCAATAATGTCAGGATGCCAGCGGTATTCAAACATTCTGAATCCAGCTTCATACCTGCCAGCGTGTAGGTGCTCATAAGCTAATTTGTATTGACTGTCAGCGTCTAATTTAGCAGTAGTAATAGTGCAACCTCATCGTCTAGTTCCTCTTGGCGTTTGGCTTCCATTACCCTCAATTGCTCTTGCATAAGAGCCTGTTGGTGTCTGATCGCTACCGCTTCAAGGATGTTATTCCGTTGTCTTTCAAGGTAGCTTATAGACCGCTGTAATTCTTGTGTATCGACTGACGGTATATCAGCTTTAACCTCTTGAATTGATTGTACTTTAGATTGCTTAACTTTTGCAACAGGCGTTGGATCAATCTGTTCCTTAAACGCTTTCTTACGATCTGCGTTTGCATCTTTGGTTGCCTGATCTAGCTTACGCTGTCTTTCGGCAATCTTGGCAGATAGCTTGCGTAATCTCTTTAGGTCATCGGCTGTCCAAGTAGCATCATCACCCCCGACTTTACCAGTTGAGGGTGGTGGTACATAAATTTGAAATGCGTTGTTTTGAAACGCATTAGCTTGGAAAGCCGTTGAAAACATTACACAATAACCCAAGTGCTACCAGTTGGAACGGTAACGGTTACTCCAGTATCAATACTTATTGGCCCTGCACTCATAGCGTTGTTTCCTGTACCAATAGTGTAGTTAGCACTAATGGTAGCTGAGTTTTCATACAGTCCCAAAGCGGTAATGTTGCTACTAGCAACTGTTGCCCAAGTGCCGTCACCACGCAAATAATTGCTTGAAGATGGTGTGCCAGTAATAGGATTATTTGTAGGGGCGGTTGTAGAGGAAAGAACAGTTCCGCTTGCTGGCAAAGTTAAAGATGTGTTGGCAGTTCTAGTCCAAGTTTGCGTATAAGCACCTGAATAAGTAAGGCTTCCACCAAGAGTAATAGTGTTTGAACCGTTATTTACGCCTGTACCACCGTAAGTAGCACCAATTAAACCTAAATCGCCTGAACCTAATAAGCTAGTTCCGCTGACTGTTTTAATGTTTGTACCGCTTACTAATGCGGCTTGTTTACCATTAAATGTAGTCCAATCGGTGCTTGTCAAGTATCCGTTTACAGATGTAGTAGCGGCCGCCATGCTAATAGCTGGAGTTGCACCACCTGACGATACAACAGGGGCTGTACCTGTAACGCTGGTAACTGTACCCTGTGGATTGGATGCGGTTGTAATGCTTGTCACACGCCCATAAGTGTCGATTGTGACTACTGGAATAAGAGTGGTTGAACCAGTTGTTCCTGCTGTAGCTACACCTGATGCAAGATCAATTACATGGGTTGTGCCGCCTGTACTGGTTATACGACCAGTAGTTCCGCTTACAGAAGTGACTGTTCCGCTACCCTTATTGTTAAAGGTATTCCAATCAGTAGAAGTCAGGTAACCGCTTACAGAAGTGGTTGCGGCTGGCATGGATATAGCAGGGGTATTGCCACCGCTAGAAACTACAGGACTTGTACCAGTTACGCTTGTGACTGTTCCTGTAGTTGGAGTTGTCCAAGTAGGCGTTCCTGCACCAGCAGAAGTTAATACTTGACCAGTTGTTCCAATAGGGGTAACTGCTAATGCTGAAGTAGTAGAGCCATAAACTATTCCACCAGCCGTAAATGCTGAAGATTGACCTGTACCACCACGATTGTAAGCAACAGCGTTACCGTTCCATGTACCACTAGTAAATGAACCAGCATAGTCAAATGTATTGGTAGACCAAGATACATTAGATGGGGCAAAGTTATGGACATCCCAAGAACCTGCCGCAGTAGCGTTACTTAACAAAATTACATCAACATAACCACCTGATTGAATGGTTGCAACAGTAGTGCTGGAATTGTTTTTAACAACAATTGTTCCGCTACTTTGGTTGTTATTAAATGTGTAATTAGCACCACTTGTTAGGGTTGTAGCATCGGGCAATTGGTAAGTTTGACCGCCTGAACCTGTAACAACATAATTTGGTACAGAAGCGACTGTTAATACAGTAGTTGTGCCAGTTGCGGCAACATTAGAAAAACCTTCAGATAAAGAGTTAGCAGTAATGTTTTGATTTGAATCTCTTAAAACAACACTATTTGCACCACTTGAAGCTGTAACCCCAGTACCACCGTTTGCTACAGGCAAAGCCGTGCCTGAATAACTAATAGCTAATGTTCCTGAAGATGTAATTGGACTACCTGAAACGCTTAAAAAGCTAGGAACAGTTGCGGCTACGCTACTAACTGCACCAACGCTAGAAGCAGTCAATACGACTGTTCCTGTTAATCCGTTAACAGAAGTTACCGCATCGGTATTGTCCACTTTTTGCCAAACAGACCCATTAAATACTGCCCAATCGCCAACGACCCAATCAGTAATCCCATTAAGGTTAGTAGAACCAGCAACATTAACAACATAGTAATAACCCTTAGTACCAACAGAGGAAGTAAGAGTAGGTGTATTTGTGCTTGCATTCCATGTTCCTTGATAGCTTAACGCTCCCAATACTGCGGCAGGAAGCTGACTAACTGGTACTGTACCGCTTCCATCTAAACTTGCAACGCCATTGGCTACGCCTTTTGTTGCAGTTGCAACATAATCGCTAATAGTCACGCCCGACATTGAGCCGCCAGTAACAGATATGTTATTGCTGTTTTGGGTGGACATCGTACCCAAGCCAGTTACATCGGTGCTTGGAATGGTGGTTGCCGCTGTCATAGCGGATGTGCCATTACCTTTGACATAACCAGTTAATGTGGCCGCACCTGTACCGCCATTGGCTACAGGGACAGTACCAGTTAGTACATGGTCGTTATTCCAATCTGACGGCTCAATAAGCGTGTCATCACCGCTGTCAGGTATGGTTGATACCTTTAAATGCTTGACTGTAATAGCCATTATTGAACTCCAGCAATTTTACCGTCAGGGCCACGAATTACGGTCTTAGGCTGGCTAAGTTTCTCCATCAACATAGATAGCATTTGGGCTAATTGTTGGTTGCTCATCTGCATATTTTCAATAGCAGGTTGTAATGGGTGATTTTTCATGTCGGAATATCCTAATTGGTCTTGCAAAATATTAGCCATGTGTACATTGTCAGCATAAGCCGCTTCACCAGTATCTAAACCTGAAGATATACGGGTTGTTTCAATCTTAGCCGCATTGTTTAGGTAAGCCAGCAACAATTCCTTGTTATTGGTTGTATCCAGTTTAGTCTGCTCAAGCTCCAATTCCATCTGCTTTTCTTCACGGTTACGCTGATCTTCAAGCTGGAATTTAAGCTGGTTTTCTTGGGCTTGATACTCTTGCTTGGCCTTCTCAAGTTCAATCTGACCCTGTATCTTAGCTTGCTCAATCTGCTGTTGCATCTGCATCTTGGCTTGTTCCATCTGCATTTGCATTTGAAGTTTTTGTTCTTCAGGGCTAGGTGGCTTGGGTTGACCTTCCATTTGCTTGGCTTGCATACGGAATTTGTCGGCTGTTTCATCAATCATTCCCTCAAGACCTTTACCAGCCTTGAATGCTGTTACACCAAACTTGAGCATTTCCATCATCATTGGAGTGATCTCAGGCGTAGCTTGTGCGGCAGGGATAGCTTGCTGTAAGAATCCACCCATAGCCTGTAAGAACTCCATGCGATCAGCTTTTTCCTGCTGTTCATCCTGATAAATCATGGAATCGCTAGTCACTTCAATACGGAAATTCTTAGCAGGTTCATTCTTTAACAGTTGCAGGGCTTGCGGTATAAGTTGTTGATCCTGTGGGGATAATTGCATTGCACCTGAAATCTTGATGATGGTGTCATCAGTAAAGTGTTGGCAAATAATCTGTGCCTTGATCTGCAATAGGGCTGTAGCAAAGTTCACTACATCATGTTGCATAGTCTTTAAACGCCCTGAAGCGTTGTTTGATTTAATAATCTGAGCACCAAGAGTTTCGTTAGGGTCTGTCTGTCCACGCTGAATATCAGCAATGCCCATGATCTCGTAAATCTGACCCTTAACCTGTTCCATAGCCTGATAAGCCATGTTCAGACCTTCGGCAATCGGTTTGATGTCTACAAGGCTAATAGCCCCAATCATTCCACCTTTTTCGCTAAAAGCGGCATAGTTCTTGATTGGCAACAGGGCATTGTTATCACCCTCTGTAAACAAACGGCTCAAGGATGGCTCTGCCGCATCGTATACGCCCCGAACCTTCAAGGCTTGGATAAATCCATCAATACGGTCTGCCAGCGTGTCTAGCTGTCTTGCTTGGTCTTGGTACAGCACAAAGTCAGGTACAGGAATTAGGCTGTCTGTTGTCAGGGTTGAGAACATTGGCTTTGGGCATGGCCAAAAGTTTTCAAGCTGTAACGGGTCGGCACGGGTGTCAAGAATCTTGCCCATTGACTTAGATAGCCAAATGACTTCACCGCTAGTTTTGTCCCAAATTTCATAGATGACGGCTTCTTTAGCCCCTTCACCCATCTTTTCATTGAATGTCCGTGATGATTCAGGTTTAGTATCCAGCGGAATCTTACCGCCCAATTCTTCACCAAAGCGTTCAACAAGGGCAGGTCTACCCAAATAAACCTTACGCCAGCAAGCTGTTACTTCTTCCCATGTACGGGCAACGGTTAAGCCAAAGTCACGCCAATGAACATAATCTACTGGAGCACATTCGTATTCGATACGCTCTTGGTTCTCACGATGGATGCCGCCTTCTGTTTCAGCTTCATCAATATCTTCGGTCAGTTGCCAGCCATCATCGGGAGCACCTTCGCCTTCACCGCCCATTTCACCAACAATATGTGGCTCATAGCGTACCCAAGATGTTCCACGACCACCAAGTAAACGGTCTTGAACTGCTTGTTTCATGGCACTTGCATAGTCACCATAATGCTCAATTTCGTACTCTAAAGCCCGTTCCAGCATGGTTGATGCCACTCGCCCGATTGGGTCATTGTCCCTAAATCTGCGTGAAACATCGGGTCTTGGTAGACGGGCAAAGATTGCTGGGGTAATGGTTTGGACATTGCTCCACAGGATATTGAACTTGGCGTTTGGATTGTTACGACTGCGTTGGTCATCACGATAACGCTTTACGATCTTATCGGCTCGACCTTCCCATTCCTTGAATGTACGCTCGTATTGAACAATCGTGTTGTACCAATCATCGTATGTATGATCCATCTTTATATCCTGCGGTGTGTAATTTTAGGGGTTTCTTTCCACATATCGTTAAGGGTTACTTCTGTTTCCCCGACATGAAGTCCTTTAATGCGGTTATCTTTGAGGATAGGACTGTCCTCATCTTTCCATACAATGCTGAGATAACGCATTGCATCTGCCGAATGGCTTGTCCAATCGTGCTTCGGGCGATCTCTAAATACTTTTTTATCATCATCCCACTCCCGTTGATATTGACGCAAACATTCAATTAAATCTTCACATTTATTATCGAACCAAGTGCGAGTTAATGCAAGTCGTGTTGCTTGTATTCCATCCTGAATTGACAGGTTTGGAACAATTTTTAGATGTTTTATGTCAATTTTTGCAGAAATTTGTTCGATTATGCTCTTACCACCGCTTGCCATTGTTTTTGCTCTAGCGTCATGCGGTAGCCAATGAGTGCCATATTTGTACCCAAACTCAGCTTCTTTTTGTTCTAGCAACATGGTGTAAAACGGTACGGCTTGACCATTGCTGGAATGGTGATCCAGTATTCGTATCTCACCGTATACCACCTGAAACCAAATAATTGCCGTACTGTCGTTGTACCCCAAGTCCCAAGCTGTATGACAGGGAAACATAGGGTCATACTCAACGGTGGTAATACGCTCAAGGTCTGTGATCCTACGCATCTCCTGCCCGTAATATGCCCCAAGAATAGCGGCTTCAAATGAGCAAAGGAACTCTTGTTCATACTGGTTAGCTGACATAGACTGCTGGGCATCTAGCAATTCAGCTTCAGGAATCAAGCCTGATTGGTCAGCCCGTAGTGTCTTGACATACCAATTAGGGCTTTTTTGGGCTTCCGTATAGATGTCATAGAACGCATTGTGGCCCTTTGGTGTACCAATAAAGGTTGCCCATGTTTCGTAGCCGTTTAAGCCGTTTCTGTCCGTAAGCAATGGCCGCACAATCTCGCCCCAAAGTCTTGGCTTCATGTCTGCATATTCGTCAAGAACTACGCCATCAAGGTATAGACCACGCAGGGCATCAGGGTTGTCAGCACCAAATAGCCTGATCTTAGCCCCATTGACCAGTTCTACCCATAATTCTGACTGATTGGCTTTAACAATGGCTGGCTCTGCGTACTTCAGCAGGTAATCCCAAGCAATGTTCTTGGCTTGTGCGTAGTACGGTGCAATATAAGCGTATCTGCTGTCAGGTTTGTTTTCCATGATAGCCCTACGAATTGTGTCGCAGATCGTAGCCACCGTTTTTCCTGCTCTACGATGACAGGTCAATACAGCCCAGCGTTCTTTTCTGTAATGGAAGTCTAGGAACGCATCCCGTGCTTTGTACGGATATTCGTACTTTTTGACTAATTCTTTCAATCTAAGAACTTGTGTTCGTGAATGATCTTGACGGGTTGTTCTTCATCACCTGAATGCTCAGTTCTAGCCAACTTAGGCAAATGGTATTCCATAACGCTTTGTAGCATCCCAAATGCTTTTTCAGGATTGGGTGGAACTATGTATTTATTTTCATCGTTTTTAACGCCAATAGCGACCTGTTCTAGCCACTCTTGCATTTTGTGGGCATTACCATCAACGAACCGAGCAATCGCTTCTCTAGCCATTCCTGTGCTCTTGTTGACAGCACCTGCCTTGCGACCCACATTTAAATTGGGGTGTTCGCTATTTTTCGCTTGTTTAGCGGTCATACCTTATCCAAGTGGTTGATTAAGATAGATTAATTGTAGGCTATTTTTTGCTGTTAAACAACTTCTCCAACACTTCACGCCTACTGTCCTCATCTGTAATAGCCATAGCTGGGGCTACTGCAAACATTGGCTGACCTTTTTTAAGGAATGATTCTTTAGCTTCAGGGGTAAGGTCAAAGTAATGTACGGTTTCGAAACCAGTTGGTTTTATATCAGGGTGTCCCAGTTCGCTTAACAGATAAGTATCTTCTGCCGTTTGCTTATCGGTAGAAGTACGCATTTTGGTTTTACCGACTTTTAAACCATGTTTTTTGCCGTAATTGTTTATAAAATTAGGCAAAATTTTGTCATAAAACTCTTTCATGCTTTCACCGCCTACCTCAAGATCAACACCAGTAAATGTTTTCCAATTTCTGTAACCAGTACCATCTCCAGCTTTGCCTTGATCTTCAGATATTTTTTTAGCCATTTCTTTGCCAAAAGTTTCTTCAATTTCGTCTAAAGTTATATCTTCTTTAGATATTATTTCTTTACCATCACGGTTATTTGCGTAAACATCGTATAAACCGTTATCGCCTTTTTCATAAGCTATTTTATTTACAAAGTTAGATAAACTATATCGAGCATTTTGTTGTTTACCAGTAGTAAATGCTACTCGGTCATAGCCACCTTCTGCGGCCATTTGCATAGCCCGTTTTATAGCAAGACCAGCCCATTGATCTGTTTTCTTAAATGGAGCATCAGGTACAAGACTTCTTTCATCAACCCTAGCCATGTTCATAGCTTGTTGCTTTTCAGATTCACCAAAATATTCAGCAAGTTTGCGTGGATCTTCAGCCATCTTGTTTTTCATTTTTGTGGCTAATGTTTTAGCTTTATCTTCAGCCAAACCTTCATTTACAGCAATGTTAAACGCTTCATTTTCGTAGCGTTTTTCTAAATCTTTAATGTAATTTGTGTAGTCTTTATCAGCCGTACCTTGATAACCTTTTTTACGCCCAGCTTGATGCCAATCTGATTGGATTTCTTCTATAAACAGGGTCTTTTTACCGTCAATAGTGCGATCATTAACCCTCATGTGAGCTAAGATATTGGGTTCATCGTAATGGCTTTTATTAACAAATTCAGGTTGTGAATTAGCTGGTCTTATGTGGTTTGCAAGGCGTTCTTCTTGCGGTCTGCTCTGAGCGTAGTCAAATGCAGATTGATAATTAGGGAATTTTTTAATAATTGTGCCTTGAACAGCACTAGGTTTACCAGTTTTAGCTACTGCTTCTGCTGATGCTTTATCATACCCACCTGAAAAAGTGCCATCTTCCCAAACCACTTTGTATTCAGGTTTAAATCCGTATTCACTTAATTGTTCTTCAACTTGACCTGTCATTTTTTTAGGATTGCTTGAATAAACATAAGGTCTATCTTCGCCACTTG